TCGTCGGGCTCGACCTGATAAGTCCTACCTAGGGTAAGTGAGGGGGCTGGAGGAAACTCCGGCCCTCTTGCTTTTGGGCCCCCCTTATGCTACCATGGGGGACCACCCCGGCAACAGAATCGGGGGCATAATATCCCCCTCTCTACGCACGGAGTGCAGCATGTCTCGTTTTACCCGCGAAGCCTTCCCGGTTGTCGTTGTCGCCTCGGTTGGCACCTCCACCGCCGACTTTGGCGTTGACACCTCCGGTAACCTCATCCTCAACCAGATCACGTCCTCGACGATGGCGGGCATGGCCACCTCCACGGCCCCGGCCTATCTCACGGTGCGCAACAACAACGGCGACGTGTACTACATCCCCGTCTACACGACCATCGCTTAAGGTGATGTATGTCTTGGACTAACGTCAAATCCAAATACATCAACGTCATCGGTACGTCGTCGGTACAGGTAGTCCCTACCCCCAACCGACTTCGTGCCCTTTGGATCCATGCGGATTCCTCGGGGACCATGACCTGCTATGATGCGTCGGCGGCCAATGGCAACGCATCTACCATGATCATTGCCCTCCCCAACGCCCAAGGTGGCACGGACGCGACGCAGTCCCTGCTCCTCCCTTCGGCGGGCATCCGGCATGAGACCGCGTTGTTTGTGACGGTGTCCACATCGGGCACTGCGCGCATCACCTTCTTCTACGATTGAGGACATCATGGCCAAGATGAAGGGCGGCGGTGCTGCCGTCAAGGGTACCAACTACAAGAACGAGTTCCCGCAGCCTGACGTGTACACGATGCCCGTCACGAAGCGCAAGGAGCTGCCCACCAAGGGTTCCCCGCGCTACGCCAAGGGTGGCAGCGTGGCCCGAGGCATGGGCTGCACCGCCAAGGGCGGCGACTACGTCATTAGGTGAGTGCCATGAAGAGCGGACTCAGGGGCGGAAAGCCTCGCGACATGGCCACCTTCAAGAAGGGTGGCGTCTCCCGTGGTGCCGGAGCTTCCAAGAAGGGCTTCGACTACGCCATCTACAAGAAGGGCGGCAAGGTCAAGAAGTATCAGGAAGGTGGTGCTCTCCCCGAGCGTGACCCTCAGACGGGCACCCGCCAGTACGCCTCCTTCAGTGACTGGATGGGCGACCTCTTCGGGAAGAAGAAGGAAGCGCCAAAGGCTGACACCTCTAAGCCGCGTGATCTTCGACCTGCTTCGTCGTATGAGGACAGTGATGAGGCGCGCCGCCGCGAGGGTTCGGCGGGTGGGCCCGCAGGTCCGCGTGCTCTTGCGGAACGTGCTCCTCGCCCCTCCGAATACTACGATAGGACGGTCAGCAACGCTCCTCCGCCTCCGCCTCCGGCTCCGCGTCCTGCTCGTCCTTTGCAGTCGGCGGCTCAGCGTCGTATGGCTGCCCGCCGCAGGCAGGATCAGGAGACCATGGCTCGCGATGTAGCCGAAAGCGGCATGCGTAATGACCCTCGCGCGCAGCTCCGCACTGCCCTTGAAAACGAAGCGGATGCTAGGCTTCAGCAGGCACAGGGTGTGGGTGACGATCCGATCCTTGCCGCAGCGGCTGCAGCTCGGCGCAGGCAGATAGCCAGCGGCCTTTACGCCAAGGGCGGTAAGGTCAAGATGGCCGGTGGCGGCTCGTGCCGGGGCATGGGTGCTGCCCAGCGCGGTGGTAAGTACACTATCAAGTGATGTAGCGCATGGCCACCTCCGGGACCACCAACTTCTCCCTCCCGCTCGACGAGCTGCTTGAACAGGCATCTCTTCGGGTGGGTGGGGAGCCCACTCTCGGTACCGAAGCCCGGGTGTCCCGGCGGGCTTTGGACCTCCTCTTCACCGACCTGCAGAATAGGGGCATCCTCCTTCACACCCTTGAGCAGGTACTGGTTACCCTTACCTCGGCGGTGGCCACCATCTCCTGCAGCACCGACACCCTTGACCTCCTCGATGCGGTGGTGCGGCGGCAGGGTACCGACCTCATGATGACCCGCATAGGATACGGCGAATACCTCGATATTCCCCGCAAGGAACAGCAGGGCCGCCCGACCCACTATTTCGTCAACAGGCAGCGCGAGTACCCCCTCATCTACGTGTGGCCCGCGCCCCAAAATTCTACCGACATCCTCGTCTACTGGAAGATGCGCTTCGTGCAGGATGCCGGGAAGCTCAGCAACGATCCCGACATGCCCCGCCGCTTCTGGCCCGCCCTCGTCGCCGGTCTCGCATACTACCTTGCACTCAACCGGGGGATGCAGTTCCCCATGGAGCGCTTGGGCATGCTCAAGGCCGAGTACGAGGAGCAACTGGAGCACGCCACCTACGAGGACCGCGAGAGGGCCACCCTTCGCATCGTCCCCCGCTACAGGTGACGCATGGGCCAGTTCGCCTCAGGCAAGCACAGTTGGAGTCTCTGTGACCGGTGCGGTTTCCGTTTCCGCTACCTCCAGATCCGCAACGAGCCGGGTACCCGGTGGCGCGTCTGCAGCGTGTGCAACGACGGCGAATTCAACTTGGTGACCCACCCCCAGAATAGGCCGCCGCCGGTCTACCCGGATCCGCAGGCGCTGCGCTACCCCCGCCCCGATGTGCCGCTGGCCATCGACTATACCGAGACTGACGACCAACAGCTTCCGCTGGATGACGGCGGGCCCGGAGGATCCTGATGGCTATTGTCAATGCTAACCGCGTCAGGGAGAACACCACGGGGAATGGCACGGGGGCCCTCGCCCTCCTCGGGGCCGTCACCAACTACCAGACCTTCCTCTCGGGTGTGGGCAGCGGCAACCAGTGCTACTACGCCATCACCCACCAGACGAAGAACGAGTGGGAAGTGGGCCTCGGCACCTTTACCCTCTCGGCGGGCATCCCCTACCTCTCGCGCAACACCGTCTACAACTCCTCCAACGGCAACCTCCTCGTGGATTTCACGGCGGGCACGAAGCAGTGCGCCGTGGTCTTCCCCGGCACCCAGATTGACACCATCGCTTCCAACGTGGGCGTCGCCGCCGGGTATGCCAACGACGCCAACACCTACGCCCAGCTTGCTTCGGTGGCCGCCGTCAACGCCAACCTCTACTTGGTTTCCGCCGCTGCCGAAGCGTCCCTCGCGGGCACCTATGCTGCCGCCGCTTCGGTATCCTACGTGGATGCTGCCAGCGCCGCTGACCGCGCAGTGTCCGCTGCCGCCCAAGTTTCCTCGGTGGCGCAGGAAGCCTCCCTTGCCCTAGTGGCCGCCTCCCTCGCCCAGATCTACAAGACCTCCGCATCGGCCTACGCCACCGAAGCAGGGGGCTACGCCTCCGTGGCCCAAATCTACAAGGTCTCTGCCAGCGCCTTTGCCACCGACGCGGCCAACCAGGCAAGCATCGCCGGAGTCTACAAGGCTTCGGCCAGCGCCTTCGCTACCTCTGCCGCCGCAGATGCATCCGCCGCCGCCGTGTCGCGCGCCGCCGCCTCCGCCTTTGCCACGCAGGCCAACGACTCCGCCTCGGCAGCCCTCGTGTATCGCAACTCCGCCGTGGCTGCAGCTTCCGCTGCTGCGGTGGATGCCTCCCTCGCGGCCATCTATCGCACCAGCGCCAACAACGCGGCCAGTGCCGCCAACAACTATGCGGCGCAGGCTTCTTCCTCCAACGTGTCGGCAGCGGCCCACGCATCCATGGCGGCCATCCATGCGGCCTCCGCTTCCGTGGCTGCCGTCAGCGCCAACAATGCGGCCAGCATCGCCGGGGTCTATGCGGCATCGGCGTCGGCATTTGCCTCGGCGGCTTCCCGCGATGCCTCCCTCGCCTTCATCTACAAGACCTCGGCTTCTGCCTTCGCTACCTCTGCGGGGGCCGACGCCTCACTCGCCCTCATCTATCGCACGAGTGCCAGCGCCTACGCCACGCAGGCTGCGGACTCCGCATCCCTCGCGGCCTACTACGCCAGCATCATCAATGCCAGCGCCTTTGCCCGCCTCAGCAGCACCCAGACTTTCACGGGGGCCAACACCTTCACCTCCACCGTGAATATCCAAGGTGGGGTGTCCATCACCGACAAGGCCGGGTTCCTCAGCGCCCTCAACATCACCAGCGCCACCCAGACTTCTGCGGGGCTGGTGCGCCTTGCCGACGTGAGTGCGGCCTTGGCGGGTACCGATACGCAGCGCGCCGTCACTCCCGAAGCCAGCTATGCGGTGATGTCCCGCGTCCAGCAGAATGTGCAGGCCACCACTACCTACACGCTGGTCTCGGCTGACATCGGGCGGCACGTCCTGCATCCCACGTCGGCTACCGCTGCTGCCACCATCATCATCCCCAGCAGCGCCTCGGTCTATTTCCCGCTGGGGGCCGTCATCACCCTCATCAATCAGGTTTCGGCGGGCACCGTCACCGTCTCCATCACCACCGATACCCTCGTCTTCGCCAATGATGGCAGCACCGGCAACCGCACTTTGGCGGCCCCCGCCCTTGCCACCATCATCAAGGTCGATGTGGGCCAGTGGATGATCTCTGGCGCAGGAGTCACCTGATGTCCACCTCCTACACCCAACTCTTCAACTACATCAAGTCGGCCTCGGAGAATGACGACACCGAGTTTGCCGATGCCATTCCCACCTTCATCGATCAGACGCGGATGCGCCTCAGCCGCGACATTGACACCTACGGCTTCGTAGTATACACTACCGCAACGGTCTCCACCTATCTCGTCTCGGTCCCCTCCGACGCGCTGGTGTTGAAGGCTGTGAACTACGTGTCGGCGGGAAGGTACAACCAGCTCATCATGCGTACCGACGAGTTCCTCCGAGAGTACTGGCCGCAGCGCACCTCCACGGGGGAACCCAAGTACTTTGCCCGCTGGGGCTTCAACCAGATCCTCATCGCCCCGGCGCCCTCCTCGCAGGCCTCCGTGGAAATCTCCTACGTCCAGATCCCCACCTCCATCGGCAGCGTGGGCACCTCCA